AGAAAGTGGAAATTAGTGTAATTACTTACTAATTTTGATATAATTGTAAGATGAGTCACATTTTTTGTTATAATTGTGGGGTTAAGATTGAATATAATTTTGCTAAACCTAATTTTTGTTCTAAATGCGGGACAAGTTTTGGAGGTCAGCAACAATCTCAAGCGGCTGTGGAGCAAGCTCCCAGTCAGACTAAAGCGTCTGTAGTTTCGGATGACGAAACTGATGCTGAGTTCGTACCGCAGCTGCGGAGGCTAGATGTAGAAATCGAAAAGCCTAAAACTTTTACTATTGGTTCTTTGGCGGGGCAGAACACTCCACCAGATTATAAGGGGAAGGGATCATACGATTTTGATGAATTCACTTCTAAGCCTTAATGTCAAAAAAGAAAAGATATGAAGACTATCAAGACCTCATAGATCGTGCAGTTAAGAAGCAAAAGTCAAGATGGCGTTTAGATGCTATAAAATGGTTTGACTTTGAGGATGTTGAGCAGGTAGTAAAATCTCATATAGCCCAGAAGTGGCATATGTGGGATCAGTCGCGCCCACTGGAGCCATGGCTTAGTCGTGTAATCACGAATCGCATGTGGAATCTTATAAGAAATCACTATGGTTCTTATATAAAGCCTTGTTCGACATGTATTTATGCAAGAGATGAGTTATGTGCTAAAACATTGAGTGGTAATCAAGATGTTTCGTGCAAAGATTATGCAAAATGGGCCAAGAAGAAAAAATTTGGGCTAGAATTGAAAACAGCATCTAGTTTGGATGATAATGAGAATGTGGTGAATGTTAAATGCGGTTCATATTTTGATTATGATGCTGACATAGAGAAGCTTAATGATAAAATGCGCAAAAAACTTGGTGAAAAGCTTTATGAGGCATATTATATGTTATATTTTGAAGATTGTTCGGAGGAAGATGTTGCTAAGTATATGGGGTATAAATTGTCTGATACTAATCGTAAGATTGGCTACAGACAGGTAAAGAATCTCAAATGTAAATTTCAAAAGATTGCAATAAAAATTTTAAAACAAGATAAGGAGGAGTGATGGAATTAACACAAGAGCAAAAAGATTATATAAAAGCCAATGCCGCGAAAGTCTCTAATTTAAATGAGCTTACCCAAAAATGTTTTAGGGATGATGATTTGGACGGGCGGACGAAAGAGGGTCGGGCTGTGCGTAAATACTTATTAGAGAATAATATTGATTATAAAACAACCCGCCGCAAACCACAGGACAAAATCGAATTAAACGATTCTCAGAAAGACTTTATTATACAACAAGCCCAAGAAGGATTGTCGTCTTTGGAGATTGCCAAGCTTATATTCCCCCAAAAACAAGTAAAGCCCTTAAGCAATGAGCAAAGAACGGTTTTGGCGCACATTAACGAGATCAATCCAGATTTCGTACCGTCTCAAGATTCCGCAGCCGTTAGCGACTACGTCCCGCCTAAAAGCCCGAGTCGAGTGTTAAAGAAAATCAATGATGCAACAGGATTAGGCTTAGAAGAAAACAAGCTTAACAGACAAAAGCAAATCTGTGTAGAAAAGCTTCAAATCAATCTTTCCAATAGTAGATTTTTAAAAATCATCAATAATTATCTTAACAGGCCAGACAGAGAGTTGTTCGAACAAGAATTTATTCGTTTGAGTTGGGACAAGCCTGATTTAACCGCTGACGAGCTGAATCTATACCTTAACGTATGTAAAGAGGTCATTAACTTGGAAGTTGTTTCTGCTCACCTTAACAAACTTAATGATATGTTTGACGTGGCTGATGACCAGACCGAAATGACCGTACGTCTTGCTGAGATCATAAAAGCAAAATCACAAGAATATCATCAATGTGAAACACGTATTGAGAATTTGACGAAAAAGCTACAAGGTGACCGTGCTGAGCGCATGAAGAAGAATCAAAAAGATAGTGCGTCATTTTTGGCTATCGTTCAGATGTTTCAAGAAGAGGAAGAGCGGAAAAACATGGTTCGCATGGCAGAAATGCAAAAAAAGCTAATTAAAGAAGAGGCTGAACGTATGGAGGGTATGGCTGAATGGAAAGCGCGAATTTTAGGTATTAGTAAAGACGATGCAATTTGAATGTAAAGAGTGTGACAAGGCGTTTGATACGCAACGTGGTCTGCATATGCATATCAAGAAGCACGATATGCTGCTTGGTGATTACTATGTCAAAAACTATCCACGTTTCGATAAGCTGACTGAAAAGCCTATCGAGTTCAAAAACGCAAGCCAGTACTTCTCTAGAGATTTCAACACAACCAGAAACATGAACCTCTGGTTTGAGAAAGCGCCCAAAGATGAGGTGAAAAAATATATTTTGGAGAAATTCAAAAAAAGGCTTAAAAAGAAAGACCTTAAACACGCTCCATCAAGCCTCTACCTGAAGACAGGCGATTGGCCCACGCTAGATGTCATAAAAAAGCTGTTCGGCGGTTACAACGCATTCTGTGGCCAAATAGGGGTAACTCCTGCTTATGGAGATAATATATGTAAAGAATTTTTTGAAGATTACAGTGATCAAGAGGTTTGGATAGACACGAGAGAGAACAAGCCTTTAAATTTTAAAAATCCTTATGTTTTTAAATTAGACTTTGGTGATTATACTCTACCCCCAAAAAACTATACTCATACTCATGCAGAAAGAAAGTCATTCCAAGATTTTGCTGCTACTGTTACTAATGGTTATGCTAGGTTTATTCGGGAGATAGAAAGGTGCCAGAGTTTGGGGTGTTTTTTATTTATTGTTGTTGAGGCTGATTATAATAAAATTTATAAAACAAATAGTGCTGCTTATAAGAAATTCAATATGGGTTTTGTATTTAGCAGAATGAGATCTATTGAAGCACAGTTTAGTGATTGTTGTCAATTTGTGTTTAGTGGATCGAGAAAAGACAGTGAGGCGTTAATACCCAAGATCCTCTGCTGTGGCAAGAAGCTGTGGAATGTTGACTTGCAATATTTTTGGGAAAAAGAATTAGAAAAAAATGGCTTGGATAGAAGGCAACCAGAACCTGTACAAGAAGTTCAAAGAAGTAAACCAAGAAGTACTTTCCAGAGAAGGTTACATCGAAGAAGGAGAAGCTAGGCTTTTACTTTATAAATTCTTAAGAGATAATCCATCTTTTACTTGTGAGCTATTCACAGGTGTTAAGTTGTTTCCGTTTCAGCATATGGCTATTAAGTCAATGATGGAGACGGATTACTTTTTGGGTATATGGAGTCGAGGTATGAGTAAATCATTCTCTACTGCTGTGTTTGCCATCCTAGATGCTATAATGAATCAAGGTGTGCAGATTGGAATCATATCTAAATCGTTCCGTCAGTCCAAGATGATCTTTAAAAAGATTGAGGATATCGCTAAAAGCCCCAAAGCTGAGTTCTTATCTCAATGCATAACCAGAACATCTAAAATGAATGATGAATGGGTTATGGAGATAGGCAGAAGTAAAATTCTTGCTTTGCCTCTTGGTGATGGTGAGAAACTTCGTGGTTTCCGTTTCCAACGTATGATTATTGACGAGCTTCTCCTTATGCCTGAGAAAATCTTCAATGAGGTTATTATGCCGTTCCTTTCTGTTGTTGAGAACCCTACAGAGAGGCAAGAGATTTATGATCTAGAAACTCAGATGATCGCGGAAGGGGAAATGACCGAAGACGAAAGGACTAAATGGCCAAACAACAAAATTATTGGTTTATCATCCGCATCCTACAAGTTTGAGTATTTGTTTAAGCTTTATCAACAATATGAATCTTTAATCATCAATGAGAATAAACAAGATGGCGCTCATAGGGTTATTATGCATTTTAGTTATGATTGTGCGCCTCCACAGCTATATGATCAAAATTTGATTAACCAATCCAAATCAACAATGAGTCAATCTCAGTTTGATCGAGAGTTTGGCGCTGTATTCACTGATGATAGTTCTGGATACTTCAAAGTTAGTAAAATGGCTGCATGTACTCTTCCTGATGGTGAAGGGCAGTGTGTTGAGGTTGTTGGTGATCCCAGCTCCAAATATATCCTCGCATTTGACCCTTCTTGGTCCGAGAGTGAAAGCTCAGACGATTTTGCTATACTTTTGATAAAGATGCACCCAGAGACGCGAAAAGGCGTTGTAGTGCATAGCTATGCTGTTTCTGGGTCTAACCTGCAAACACACATTCGATATATGGCTTATCTGTTGACTCACTTCAATATTGAGATGGTGGTGGGTGACTACAACGGAGGTGTGCAATTTTTGAGCGCTTGTAAGGAAAGCGGTATATTTAAAAAATTAAATTTAAAAATAGATACAGTAGAGGCTGATTTAGATAACCCTAAAGATTATCCTAAAGGTATTAGACAGTTGAAGCGGTCAATAGATAAAAAATCTAGAAAATTTGTGTTTTTAAGAAAGCCTAGCTCTACATGGATTCGTTTTGCTAATGAAAGCTTGCAAGCCGCTTTTGATCATAAAAGGTTATACTTTGCTGGGTCCGCTATGGATGACAACTACAACATGCAAAGAAAGGCTAACATCCCTATTGAGAAATTAAAGTTTTTGAGAAATCAAGATGCTGAAGAAAAAAACAAAGCCGCAAAAATGATTGACTTTGTAGAGCATCAAAGAGATATGATGGATCTTATAAAAGTTCAATGCGCCTTAGTGCAAGTTACCACTTCGCCTCAAGGAACACAAAGTTTTGATTTACCTCCTAACCTTCGCAAACAGCGAGGCGCTGATAAAGCCCGAAAAGACTCCTATTCAGCCTTAGTCTTAGGTAACTGGGGTATGAATGTATATTTTGATATGTTAGACGATAAAGGCTCTGATATAACAGAAACATTCACCCCAATGTTTATTTCTTAACTTTTAAAAGTTAGAAAGTTACTTTTTGTGTAATATAATAATGCAATGGCTAGGAAGTATACGAAACGATCAGATTATTGGAATAAGTTCAACAAGAACAACAACTTGGGAGATTTAGCTATGAGCCAAGCTTCTCAAGAAGAATATGTGCCTGAATTACTAGGCGAATCATTTTACACCTCTGACGCTTCGTATAAAAAGGTTTCTATAGCTAGAGTTAATACTGCGGGAACTTCAGGTTCAGCTAGAGTTAACTCCGCAGCCTTAAGGAATACTATTGATAGGTTTTCTAGTATTCGTAAGGGTATGCTCCCTTATGAGTATGCTGCTGATGGCGTAAATGTTCGTGAGGGTATTGAGTTATGTCAAAAAGCTTACGCTAACGTATCAGTGTTCAGAAATGCTGTGGACGTTATGTCTGAGTTCGCAAACACAGAGATTTACTTAGAGGGTGGCACAAAAAAGAGTCGGGAGTTCTTTAATCAGTTCTTCAAGCGTATTAACCTTCAAAACCTTAAAGATCAATACTTCCGTGAGTATTACCGTAGTGGTAACATCTTTATCTATAGGTTTGATGGGGAGTTTGAGGTTGAGGATTATGCCCGACTTATGAATCAAGTTGGAGCCATTAATCCTTCAGCTAATAAGATTCCAGTTAAGTATGTATTACTAAATCCTTTCGATATTGTATCTAAGAGGGCTACGACATTTAATGTTGGGGCATATGAGAAAGTTTTATCTGAATATGAGCTTTCCCGCTTACAGAATCCAGCTACAGAGGAAGATCAATTAATTTATGATTCTCTTGACCCTGAGATGAAGAAGTTGATTAAAGATGGATCATATTACACAGATGGTATCAAGATTGAGTTAGACCCCAAGCGTCTTAGCTTTTCGTTTTATAAGAAACAAGATTATGAGCCATTTGCAGTGCCATTTGGATATCCAGTATTAGAAGATATCAATGCTAAGCTTGAATTAAAGAAAATGGATCAAGCCATTACCCGAACTGTTGAGAATGTTATTCTTCTCATCACTATGGGAGCTGAGCCAGAAAAAGGCGGTATTAACGCCAACAATATCAATGCTATGCAGAGCCTCTTCAAGAATGAGAGTGTTGGTCGGGTATTGGTTTCTGATTATACCACTAAAGCAGATTTTGTTATCCCAGATCTAAACAAAGTTCTTGGACCAGCTAAATATCAGATTTTAAATGAAGATATTAAACAAGGTCTTCAAAATATTGTTGTTGGAGATGAAAAATATAATTCAACACAAGTTAAAGCCCAAATATTCATTGACCGCCTTAAAGAAGCTAGGAGTTGTTTCTTAAATGATTTCTTACAGAGGGAGATTAAGAGGATAGCTAATAGCTTAGGGTTTAAGTCGTATCCTACCGCTACTATGAAGGATATCGACATGCGCGATGAGACCCAGCTTATGCGTGTGTCTACTCGCCTCATGGAGCTTGGTATTCTTACCCCACAACAAGGTATGGAGATGTTCCATAATGGAAAGTTCCCGAATGCGGAAGATATCGCTCCTGCACAAACAGCCTTTATAGAACAAAGGAAAGAAGGCTTTTATAATCCAATTGTTGGCGGTATCCCAATGATTGAACCTCAGATGGGTGAAGGTTCCGACGAACCCCAAACTGTAGATACTCCAAAATCTGCGGGAAGACCAAACGGGACAACAACAGTCGATAACGAAAAACTTACTAGACAAAACATCCAAGGTACTATTTATGCCGTGGAAGCATTTAATTCTTTAGCTAGAGAAAGAGCTGAGGAGAAGTTCGGTGGAGACCTGAATGAACAGCAAGAGGAGATGGTTAACAAGCTTTGTGAGTCGATTATTTGCGCCTCAAAGCAAAATGAATGGAATCAAACCCTTGAAGCTTGTATTGATAATTTCGAACTTATTGAAGAATTAAATGTTATGAATGAAGTTTTAAGTGTAGCTAATAAGCATAACTTAGAAGTTTACCCGTCAGCAATTTTATATCACAGTCATGAAAATTAATCCAGAAGACATTGAAGTACCTCTTGAGAAAACTGTTAGTTTTAACAATGGGGAAGCGGAAGTATCAATCGCTAGCAAGTATAGTGGGTCAGAAGCAGGTTTATATAAATCTTATATGAGCATGTGCGCATCCGATGATAAAGCTCTTGTTAATACAGAAGGAATGGACAAAAAGCATACTTATGCAGCTTGTGGCGTTCAGTATGATAAGATGAGAGCTATGATGAATGAATATGGCGAGGGAGGACTTACTGATAAACAAAAGAAACTTCCACCCGCGATTCAGAAAGCTATTCTCGACAAGATGAAGAAGGATGGCAAGATTAGCAAGGAAGACTCTGAAGCTGCTGAAAAGAAACTTTTATCAAAAGATGATGAAAAAGAGCCTGATCCAAAAGGTGAAAAACTGGAGGTTAAGGAGAAAAAGTAAAATGCCTTATAAGTATACAACTACTTTTGAATCTGAAATTTTTGCTCATCAAGTTGATGATGAGTTCGTATCTAAGGCTTCATTAAGCGAGCTATCTTCTCTAGTCCCAAAAAACATTGACTTTGAGAAGAATGTAGACCTTCTAGGTGTATCATTTAATGCTGCTGTTGTTAATGTATTTAACAGAAACGGTGATGGTATTGATACCGCTACCGCTTTAAAGTATAACGATCAGTTTATACATAAGCCTACTAATATTGAACATAATAAAGATAAGATTGTGGGGCATATTGTCACTGCTGGTTTCAGTGAGTATGGCTCTAATAAGATTTTATCTAATCAAGAATTAGAAAATAAGAAAGATCCGTTTAATATAGCTTTGGGAGCTGTTGTCTATAAATCTGCAAATAAACAATTTGCGCAACTTATAGAGAGATCTACAGATCCTGAAGACGAATCTTATTATAAAAAAATATCTGCAAGTTGGGAGGTTGGTTTCTCTGATTATGTTTTGGCTGTGGGAAGCGATAAGCTTAACGAAGCCACAATTGTATCAGACCCTCATAAGATCAAAGAAATGAATGGTTTCTTAAAGGCTTATGGTGGTTCTGGTAAAACTGATAAAGGGGAACCTATCTATAGGTTGATTACTGGAAAAATATATCCTTTGGGTATAGGATTCACTTCTAATCCAGCTGCGGATGTAAAAGGTATCTATAAAGATCAAGAAGATAGTGATCAAGATAAATTTTCACAAAAAGATAAAAAAACTGTAACAAAAGAAAATAACATAGCTATGGAAAACATTGTTAATGAACTAAAGGAGATCCTCGTCGAGAAAAAAATCGGTGAGGAGACTGTAGCTTCCATGACTCAGACTTTTTCAGAGGCGATTCGCGAAAAGAACGAAGAGTTTTTGAAAGAGAAAGAGGCTCTTACGAGCGAGAAGGAAGCTGTTAAGAAGGAATATGAAGACCTTAAGGCTTCTGTAGCTGAGCTTGAAAGCAAGCTTAGTGAAGCTAATGAGCGGATTAACGGATTTGAAAACGAGAAGAAAGCTGAAGAAGCTGTCGCTCGTTTCAATTCTCGTATGGACGATCTTGATAACAAGTTCGACCTCGCTGATGAGGATCGTGAATTCCTTGCTAAAGAAGTGAAGTCTCTTGACGAGACTGAAGAAGCTTACGCTTCGTTCTCTGATAAGCTTGAAGTGCTTTGGAAGCATAAGAGCAAAGCTAATAAAGAAGCTTTCGAGGCTGAGATTCAGGCTCGTATTGATGAGGAAGTTGCTAAGCGTGTTGCTACAGCCTCTGCTGAAGTTGATGTCGAGGAAGCTCTTGACAATGCAAAGCAAATTGATGCTGACATCTCAAACAATAACGAGGCTCTTGCTTCTCAAGAAGAGAGTCTTGTTGACAAATTTAAAAAAGCGTTCTCCCGTGAGAACATTGAAATTTCTTAACTTAAACTAAAATAATACTATGGGACTTAAAATTCTTCCTTTTAGACAATATGACGAACATGATGTCGTCAATCTCTATCGTGTTGCCGATGGAATGGTACTCGATAGCACAACTGGAGCTGGTTCTGGCGATGCTGGAACTTTCGTGAAGGTTTCTGCTGGTGACTTCTCTGCTGACCCTGTTTCTTATGGAACTGACAGCTATCTTGGAAAAACTGATTATCCTTTTGTTGGACGTAATCAGTATCCAAAAGTAAGCCTTCAAGTTGAGCCAGCTGGAGCTGGAGATATTCCTCTTGGAATCACTCTTCTTCAGACCGCTAAGAACGACGAGAATGGCGAGAAGCTTCTTTACAATCCTCAAAAAGCTGCTGAGCTTCAGGCTGCTCTCCCCGGAGAGGCTGTCCCTGTTGCTACTAAGGGTATCTTTACTATCGCTAGCGCTGCTTTCCAAGGTGATCTTGGTGGCGACCTTGCTATCGGAAGCGGGATTAAAGCTTCTACTGGTGGAACCGTAACTGGTTGCGCTCCTACTGATAGCGCATGTTTTGGAACCATTCTTGGAACTGGTAGCCGCACCACTCAGAATGGTGTTACCGATCAGTTTGATGGTGAGTACCTTGTCTTCAAATTCAACTAATATAGAAAGAATCAGATAAATGAAAATCACTTTAAAAAGAACTCCAGAACAAATCGAGTTGGTTAAAGCTATGGCTTCTCGTAATCGCACTGTCGCTTACGAAGCTCAAGTAGCTCTTGCTGAGTTTATTGGACCTGTGCTTGCAGAGGTCATCAATCAAGCTCCTACCCTTTCGAATCTTTTCACGACTCTTCAGTTTAACGCTGATGACAATCCTTCGATCCCTCTTGATCTCTATTATGACATCAACGACGAAGATTACATCAAGGTTTACAGCCAGTCTCATGCTGGTGGTCTTCCTACCAATCAGGTGCTTCCTACTGCATCTGAGATGAAAATTGCTACCTACGGTCTTGATACCGCTGTTAGCTTTGATCGTCGTTACGCTGCTAAGTCTCGCATGGACGTTGTCTCTAAGACCTTCACCCGTGCCGCTCAGGAAATTCTCGCTAAGCAAGAAACTACTTCTGCTAGCTTAGTTATGGGATCTCTCGCTGAAGCTACCACTAACAGCACTGACCACGTTTTTGAAAACGGTCATGGAGGCTTGAACTTCGTCCTTGACGATATCAACAAGCTTATGACTCGCGCTAAGCGTATTCAGGCTTCTTTCCTTGGTGGATCACCTGCTGGTGGAACCGCTAAAGGAATCACTGACCTGATTGTTTCTCCTGAAGTCGTCGAGAAGCTTCGCGCTATGGCTTACAACCCAATCAACACCTCTAACGGCCCTGCTGCTAGTGGTGGAACTGGGGCTGACGGTATTGCTGCTCCTGACGAGCTTCGTATGAGTGTTTACAGCAACGCTGGTCTCCCTGAGTTCTACGGCATTTCCATTATGGAGATTCTTGAGCTTGGAGCTGGCAAGAAGTTCACTAACGTGTTCGACACTGCTCAAACCTCTGGTGACGCT